TGAGCGTATCGAAAAGGGTGATGATATGCCCACGGATCTATTTAATGTGTTCGCAGGAAACAGAACCAAAATAACAAGGAAATAGAAACATGAACAAAGAACCGACAATAAAGAAAAATGGTGCATTGTCTACAAACGTAGTGTTTGAAGCTGATGCAGCAGTACAAACTGGAACGGTAACTCAAGATGATCTTGCATTACCTTTTCTTAAAATACTTGGACAGTTATCTCCTGAAGTAAACAAGAGAGACGGCAAGTATGTTGAAGGTGCAGAACCTGGAATGATTTATAATTCAGTGACGGGAGAGCTCTTCAACGGCGAAAAAGGAGTCCAAGTGATTCCATGTTATTACAAGCTCGAGTATGTCGAGTGGAAAGATAGAGGAAAAGATGGGTCAGGTGCTCCGGTCAACATCTATCCTTCATCAAGTGATATCATGACTAAGACTACAAGAGGTGGGGACTTCAAAGATAGATTACCTAACGGTAATTATATTGAGAAGACAGCTCAACACTTTGTGTTAGTTAATAGTTCTTCGCCAACAACTGCGTTGATTGCTATGAAATCTACTCAATTAAAAATTAGTAGAAAATGGAATAGCATGATGCAAAGTATAAAAATGCAGGGGAAAAACGGATTGTTTACTCCGGCATCTTTTAGCCATCTTTATCAGCTAAAAACTGTGCAACAGTCTAATGACAAAGGCACATGGTTTGGTTGGGAAGTGAGCAAGATAGGTCCAATTGAGGATGCTGCATTGTATCAACAAGCTAGAAGTTTTTCTGAAAGCATTTCTAAAGGAGATGTTCAAGTAAAACACGGCGAGGATGATACAGCTAAAGCAACCGATGGGGCTGCTCACTATTAGAATTCCATTAGGAATTGTTGCAACTGGGGTGGTGAAGCGAGAGTGGACCCACCCCACAAAATATACAGATGGAAGTAAAATTTATAAATATATTTACAGGTCTTAAAAGAGACTACGGTTATGCAGATATAAACTCTGCGTACAAAGATCCAGCTACAGGAAAGTTAAAATTAAAATACGGCTGGGCAGCAAAAGAATTATTGGAATCAGATTATATTGATCATCTCAACGGTAAAAAATCTATAGGTATACAGCCCTGTGATGATGATGGATTAGCAAAATTTGGAGCCATAGATATAGACTCAGATGAGTATGACAACTTTGATTTAAGAAAGTATTTAGAAATAATAGATAAAAAAAATATTCCGGTAGTTCCAGTTAAATCTAAAAGTGGTGGACTTCACATATATGTATTTTTTAAAGAACCAGTCAAAGCAAGTTTTGTTAGAAATTTTTTAGATAAATTATTATTTACATTTGATCTTAAAGCTTCAACTGAAATATTTCCAAAACAAACACAATTAGGTATTGGATCAGATAGTAAACCTATTAACGGTAATTTTATAAACTTACCTTATTATAATCGTAATGAAAGAGTGGGTGTAAATTTAGATGGAACTGAGTTTACTTTTGACCAATTTATAAAAGTCGTCGAGGCTAACACAAAAACAAAAGAAGATCTAGAAGAATTTGCAACAGAACTTATGCGTCTTGAGTTAACAGGAGGTGCTGATGAATTTGCAGATGGACCAGTTTGTTTACAAAGATTGTCTAAATCTAAACTAGATGATTACAGAGACAGGTTTATTTATAACTACATGGTTTTTGCTAAGAAAAAATATCCTGACAACTGGGAAGAAAAATTATTAGAAGGCGCTAGAAACTACATTGTTTATGACAATATTTGGGGGGATGAAAAAGTAAAACAAAAAATTAAAGCATACAAAAAAGATACAGCAGGTCACACTTGTTCAGAAGAACCTATCAATAGTATGTGTGTTAAATCAGAATGTTTAAAAAGAAAGTTTGGAGTAGCGTCAGATAAAGTTAAAAAATTTCCAACACTCTCTGCATTAATAAAAATAGATTATTCTCCAGACCCTGAATTTAGATTTACTGTGCATTATAATGATAAAGTCGAAGGTGAAACTACACAACAGATAATAGCTAGAGATATTAATTATATCATGGACCAAGAAAAACTTAGACGTTTGATTGGAGCGCACACACCTATTCCACCACCACGGATCAAGGGAGACGACATGCAAAATATTTTAGATCATTTATGGCAAGGAATGAAAACAGAAAAAGCTCCTCCAGGCACATCGCCAAAAGAAATACTTCATAAACATTTAGATGATTATATTCATGGGGTACCTGCAGTTAGTGACGCTTCTTTTAGAAGTGGCAGCACATTAATTGATGATGGTTTTGCTTATTTTGTTTTTGACCCGTTCTATAATTTTTTAAAAAATAAAGAATGGAAATCTAAAATAGATAGAACAGGACAGATGATGATGGATTTTTTTGCAGCAGAACTACGGAGTCTCAAACGATATCCTAAAAAAGAAACAGAAAAGAAATCTCACAATCCAGTAAGATGTGTTAAAATATCAATGACTCATTTTGAAAGAGAAGAAAACTCGGTTGAAATAATACCGATGAAAAGTAAAAAAGATATTCTTTAATGACAAAGGTTGTCAAGATATATGGCCCACCGGGTACGGGTAAAACAGAAAAATTAATTAGACGTGCTATGGCGTACATTAGAGTAGGCACTCCTGTAAATAAAATAGGTTACTTTGCATTCACTCGTAAAGCAGCCAATGAAGCTAGAGACAGAATGCTTAAGAAAAATCCACAATATAAAAAGAAACAATTAAAGTATTTTCAAACTTTGCACTCTTTAGCATTTCACAGTTTGGGACTTAGAGAAGAAAACGTTATGCAAGACTACCACTACAATGACCTTGGAAAAGAATTAAGCATAAGAATTAACGCTAAAAAAGATATGGATGCCTCTCCATATTTAACTTGTGATAATGAATATTTTCAAATTATTTTAAAAGCAAAAGAAAAAGATATACCGGTGTGGGATGAGTATTGCACAGGCGAACACTCTACTAACGTAGATCCTGATTTACTTAAACATATTGAAGCAAATTATAATCATTTCAAACATCCTGATATAAATAACTTGGTAGATTTTACCGATATGATTCATTCAATTACACAACAACCAGAAAAAATTCCTAACTTTGATGTGGTGTTTATTGATGAAGCTCAAGATCTTTCTCCAATACAATGGAAATTGTATGACATATTAAAATCTAAATCTAAAAATATTTATCTTGCAGGAGATGACGATCAAGCAATTTATGGTTGGGCAGGTGCGGATGTAGATAGGTTCATACAAGAACCTGCTATAGAAAAAGTATTATCAAAATCTAGAAGGATTCCTAAAGCTGTGCAAGATGTATCAGAAATTATTACTGGAAGAATTGAAGGACTCAGAGCTGAAAAGAATTATCTACCAAGAAATGAAGAGGGTTTGTGTAGTAAAATTAATAGTGTAGAAAACGTTGATTTATTTAACCAGGATTGGTTAATTTTAACTAGAACCATATCTAGATCAAAAGAAATTTGTAATTTGTTAAAAGTAAAAGGACTTTACTACGAAAATAAAAATCAAAAAAGTTATAACACTAAATTATACAGGGCGATCATTAATCACAATAAATGGTTAAATGGTGAGACAGTATCAGACACAGCCTTAGAAGATGTAAAAGAATACATGGGTAAAAGAGAACTTAAAAAAGATTTAAAATGGTTTGAATGTTTTGACAATGCCCCAGCTGAAGACAAAATTTATATAAGATTAATGCTGTCAAATAAGGAAAAATTAAGTGATCCAGCACGAATCAAAGTGTCTACTATTCATGCAGCAAAAGGAGGGGAATGTGAAAATGTAATTTTAGTATTAGATAATGCTAAAAAAATAAGAGAGGCTACAACTAAAAGTATAATAAAGCGTGACGAAGAGCACAGAGTATGGTATGTAGGCTGCACGAGAGCAAAAAGAAACTTATATTTAATGAGAGCAAAAATTGAAAGAAAAGGATACCAGCTATGACACACAAAGATATATTTGATGAATCATTTCCACAATACACCCAGGTTGGCGGGAATCACTATACCAAATTTCCTATTCAGCCTTATGAGTTTATTTCTAAAAATAATTTATCTTTTTTTCAAGGCAACGTTATTAAATACGTTTGTCGTTATCAAAGAAAAGGAGGAGTAGAAGATCTTAAAAAGATTGTACATTACTGTCAGTTAGAAATGTTAAAATTAAGGGACACTAAAAAATGAAAGTACCTCTATTCGAAGCACAGACCGAGTGGAATGAACCAGAAGAATATCCTGATTTAAGACAATACGATGAAATCGCTATTGATTTAGAAACAAGAGATCCTGATTTAAAATCAAAAGGATCTGGGTCTATTATTGGTAATGGAGAAGTTGTAGGTATAGCTGTAGCTGTACCTGGTCGCAAATTTTATTTTCCAATTGCTCACGGATCAGGGCCAAACATGGATAAAAAAAGAACTCTTAATTGGTTTAAAGATATTTGTGAATCAAATGCTATAAAAATATTTCATAATGCAATGTATGATGTGTGTTGGATTAAATCTATGGGTCTTAAAATAAATGGACAGATAGTGGATACTATGATTGCTGCATCTTTAATTGATGAAAACAGATTTAGATTTGATTTAAATAGTTTGTCCTGGGATTATTTAGGCCATGGTAAAAATGAAGCTGCGTTAAATGAAGAAGCAAAATCTAGAGGATTAGATCCGAAAGCAGATATGTGGCAGCTACCTGCTATGTATGTTGGATCTTATGCAGAAAAAGACGCAGAACTTACATTAGAACTTTGGCAAATATTTAAAAAAGAATTAATACATCAAGATGTTGAATCTATTTTTGAATTGGAAACTGATCTCTTTCCTTGTCTGGTAGACATGCGTTTCCTTGGAGTCCGAGTAGACGTTCAACGAGCTCATAAATTAAAGCAGCAGTTAACATTGCAAGAAAAAGAACTCCTGCACAAAATAAAAAAAGAAACGCAAATAGACGTTCAGTTAATGGCTGCAAGAAGTGTTGCGAAAGTTTTTGATAAACTTGGTTTACCATACGAACGAACTGCAAAATCACAAGCACCATCCTTCACTAAAAATTTTATTTCTAATCACGAACATCCTGTAGTTAGAATGATTGCTCAAGCTAGAGAAGTTAATAAAGCTCATACTACTTTTATTGATACCATAATTAAACATGAACATAAAGGCAGGATCCATGCAGACATAAATCAAATAAGATCAGATTATGGCGGGACTGTGACCGGTAGATTTAGCTATTCGAACCCTAATTTACAGCAGCTTCCAGCTAGAAACAAAGATCTTGGACCGATGATTAGGTCTATATTTATACCGGAGGAAGGCCATACATGGGGTTGTTTTGACTATTCTCAACAAGAGCCTAGGCTGGTAGTGCATTATGCAGCTCTTCACAAATTTCCCTCAGTTAATGATGTAATAGATAGTTATGAAAATGATACTTCAACAGACTTTCATCAGGTCGTAGCAGACATGGCAAAGATTCCAAGATCACAAGCTAAGACAATTAATTTAGGATTATTTTATGGAATGGGTAAAGCAAAACTTCAAGCTGAACTCGGTGTATCAAAAGATAAAGCAGCAGAATTGTTCGATCAATACCACGCTAAAGTTCCCTTCGTAAAGCAGCTTATGAATAGTGCTTCCAATCGTGCTCAAGAGCGTGGTCAAATTCGAACTCTCTTGGGACGATTGTGTAGATTTCATCTGTGGGAACCAAATCAGTTTGGTATGCACAAAGCATTGCCTCATGAAGAGGCCTTACAGGAACACGGACCAGGAATTAGAAGAGCATATACTTATAAAGCTCTCAATAAATTAATTCAAGGAAGTGCAGCTGACATGACAAAAAAAGCAATGTTAGATTTATACAAAGCTGGAATAGTCGCTCACATACAAATTCATGATGAGCTATGTGTTAGTGTTAGAGACGATGAGCACGCAAAACAAATAGTTGAAGTTATGGAAAATGCCGTAACTTTGGAAGTTCCCAACAAAGTCGATTATGAAAAAGGTAAAACTTGGGGAGATATTAATGGTTAATTATGTTCTTCAACAAAATAAAACAAGCTACTAAAAACAATAAATATTTACTTTTAAAAAAAGCTATAAGACTAGAAACTTTTAGATTAAATTTTAATTTTGATTCTATGTTAGCTTTATGGGCTAATAACAATACTTTAGAATTTGAAAATAAATTAAATCCATTTTTAGGTCAAATAAAAAACATAAATCAAATTCCTATTTTTAAACCTTATCTTACTTATATTAATACTAATTTAAAAGACGTGTTTGATTTAGGTGGTTTAGACTTTTTTTATTCTTTAAAAGGCGAGGTAGGTCCCTCTCATTTTGATAAAGAACATGTAATGATATTAGGGATTAAAAATGTTACCTATTATCACATGGATAATAAAGACTTTAAATTAGAGCCAGGTGATGTATTATACATACCTAAAAATTTTTTACATCATTCTTTTTCATCACGAGAAAGAATAGTGTTAAGTTTATCAATTTGGAAAAAATGATTAACTATGGCTTATTTAAATGCAAACATACCCGTGCAATATGCACAGATAAGGAGAGAATATTTATATGATCTTAAAAAACACCATGGCGAAGTTGAAGATTGCATTATCTTTGGTATTAGCTGTATGTCAGGTCGTGCTATCTTATGGCATGCAATTATGGAAAACGGCGCAATCTTTTATCGTCTCCCAATTACGGCTTTTATTCAACGTGGTTATGAACCCTCATCTGTTCCCATTAAAAGACTTGATGAATTGGAACTTTGGAATAGCTTTAGTTATTACCCTGCTGTTACTAGTTATGATATTCTAGATGGACAAGCAGGAAAATACATAGGCAAAGATAAAAAATGGCACACAGGTAAATATTTATTTACTATTGACTTTGCACATCCAGAGAGTAACATTGTTGACACTGATCATTCAGAGATACCGCACGAACATAAGTGCGCTCACATACTTGCTTTAAATGATGGCAACTATGCAGCACAACCTAACAATCGATTAATATGGGACTTACCTTCTTTTACGGTAAAAGATACTGTTCCTGATTGGAAAGTGCAAACAAATGAATGGAACGTAGAAGATACACAAAAGTGGCGAACTGAAGACACTGATAATTTCTTTTACGAAATGGAGGAAAAGAAAAATGATTAATGTAGTAAATGGAATATGTACAGATTGTGGACATAGACACAGAGGAATTGCACAATGTAACTTTTGTGATTGTGTATGGGAAACTATAAAAATAGTAGAGGACAATATGATTAAAAAAATTTGGAAAAAAATAAAAGAATTTTCTAGAAGATTAATATTTTGGACTAGATAATGAGTAAAGAGGATTGTTATGGATTACAGATTTACAACAATTTTAATAGTGCTGTTGTGTTTGTTAGCTGTCTTTGTAAGGCCTTCACAGCCGTTGAAAGTTGATCCTAAAGAATATATAATCCCTCCACCAAAACCAAAAATAAATGAGTAATAAACCATTAAACATATCTGAATCAGCTGCCGTGCAGATGCCGATGAAGACGGTTGCCTCTCTGATTTTGCTCGTCGCAGCCGGCGTCTTCGCATATACGGAGCTTACGGCGAGGTTAGTATCGTTAGAGACATCACGTGAGCTGTTCGAAAACGATCTGCTCAAGAAG